TAGATTTCTCTATACTTAGTCTGGTGAACTTAGGCTCCTAGAAGCCACGATGCCTTTAGGCTCGTGGTAGTTCACTACCATTTGCATCAATAAATCCTTTTTGTTTTCCTGCTATTGAAATATCTTGACAACAAAAACCCCACGTCATCAAATCAAAATCTTCTAACTTTTCTATATCAACTTTGCTTATATCACCTAAATTCAGATTTTTATCTTAAATTATTAGTGTTAAAATGCAAATATAATAAAAAAGGAGCGGTTAGTATAGAAAAATTAAGAGTATTATCATTATTTAGTGGTATAGGAGCTTTTGAAAAAGCATTAAGTAGACAAAATATTCCTTATGAGTTAGTAAATTTCTGTGAAATTGATAAATATGCTATAAAAAGTTATTGTGCCATACATAATGTAGATAAAAATCTGAATTTAAACATAATTTTCACATTTTACATGTATTACTGTTTCTTTTCAACTGTAACAATAGTATCATTATGCCACCCACCATGAGGTACTAATAAAACTTCAATAATTTTGAAACCGTATTTTTCTCCAATCCCACCACTATTCCAACCACAGGTAATTACTATACCACCAGTTTTAACGATTCTCCCTATTTCTTTTTTGTGATTACTCCAATAACTCGCTTGAGTTGTTTGCATATTGACTGTTTTACCAAGATTCTTATAACATTCTGATACTTGCCTTGGGGAATATGGTGGGTCGTATAATACCATATCAACCGATTTATCTTCAAATATTTTAAAAAAATCTAATGCATCCATATGGTAGTCTGTATTATATTGAGTGTCTAAATCATTCGTAATTGTTGCTATCTTGCTATTATTAGCAAAAGCATCTATAATTGTTCCGCCTGTGTTATATTTTTCAATTAATTCTTTAATAGGTTTAATTGAAAAAGTATTTTTATTAGGCATTGCCCATACTCTATGTATTATCAACTTATCCTCCTATTTTTTATATTTTTATATTTTTATTTTATAAAATTAGTAAAAAAATATTTGTTTGAATAAAAGCAACATTTCATGGTATTTTTGACCTCTGAAAGTATTGATATATAAGGGTTGTAGGGGTTAGTTTTAGCAAATATGATTTAATAATTTATATCACCCTTTCTTTTTATTATATTTTATATATATTAATTGTTTATAACATTTTCAATTCTTTTTTTAGCAATATCACAATAAGGTTCTTTTTCAGTATTCAATAATTCAATATCTAACCATTTTAAATTATATCCTTCTTCTTTATTTAATTCTTCTACAGCAACGGCGTGTGTTCCACTCCCTGCTGTAACATCAATTGTATATCCATCTTTAGGTGTAACTAACTTTATAAGCCATTTAATTAATTTTTTAGGCTTTACTGTAACGTGCTTATTGTCAGTACCCTTTTCTTTTTTAGTAGGTTTAGAACAATAATAAAATGGAATAAAGTCTTCTTCTTCAAAATTAACACTTAAGAAATACCTTGATGCCCCACCTTCGTCTGAAAATCCACAACTATCACAATCGTTATATTTCCCATACTTTCTAGTATTAGATTCTGCATATATGCTTTGTTTATTATGTCTTATATTATTTGTAGACTTACTAATTCCACTTTGTTCATCTAATATTTTTCCCATAACATCATCTAATATTATATTTGCAGGGAATCTACCAATATGAGTATCACCTTCATAATCTTTTTTACTTTTATAATTTGACCATCCCAATGAAATACCATCACCATTTCTTACACCATTTGTTTTTATTTCATTTATACCAATTCTACAAGCATCAATATTCATAGCCCCACAATTCCATTTTTCAATATTATCACAATATGTACCTTCTAATGGCTTTTGAAACACCGTAATTATTTCTTTAGCAGGTTTTAAACCACTTGTTTTCCATCCATTCCACTGTTTTGCCAAATTTGTTACAGGTATATCCTTATCAATTCTCTTAACTCCTGCTTTCTTATCAAATAATTTACTTATATCTTGATTTTTGGGAAATCCACTACCATATATCCAGTCTATTTCTTCTACTATTTGAAACCCTGCATCCTCAAAAGCACATTTCATTCTGTGATTAGTCTTAGGATGACCAAATATTAATACATAACCTCCTGCCTTCATTACTCTATATAAAGGCTTTGCTCTTTCATAACACCAATTATAGAAATCACCTGTATTATCCCATTTACGTCCCATAAATTTTAAATCATAAGGAAAATCACTGATACAACTATCAATTGAATTATTTTCTATTTGTCTTAAAACATCAATATTGTTGCCTTGCTTTAATTCGCCATTTTTAGTTTTTAATATTGTTTTTATCTCTATAATTATCATCCTCTCTAATTATTATATTTTACTTTCAACAAATGTTTTATTTTATTCCCTCCATGTATTATAAATTTCTAATATTGGGAAATATGCATTTTTCATAATAGAAGTTGGATATATTTTTATTCTCATAATTGCTCTCCTTTCACCATAATATTCAATTTTCATTGACTATTTAGACCTAAACTTAAATACAATTCATCAACAACATTCTTTTTATTTTGTAAGCATTTGTATATTTTTTCATCAATACTATTCTTCCCTTGTAATATTATATACGTACATTTATTCACTTGCCCTATTCTATGTATTCTATCTTGTGATTGCTTAAATTCTTCATAACTGAATGATAATGAGTAATATATATTATAGTTGCAATTTGTAAATGTAAGTCCCATTCCTAATAATTTAGGATGTGCAAATAATAATTTTATCTTATTGTTCTTAAAATCATCAATTATCTGCTCTCTATTCGCAGTCTTTGAGGTTAACCCAACTCCATTGAATTTTTCTGCAAGTCTTTCAATTTCATGTATAAATTGACACCATACTATAATTGGTTTATCTCCTATTTCGTCAATTACATTTTGTAATTCATCATCTTTTGATGTTTCAAAATCTATTATATTTTGTTCTTTATCTATTACAAATCCAGATAATATTTCTCTTAACTTCATCAATTTAGCTGTAAATTCAAATTTTGACCATGTATTGATATTATCTCTTATATCTTGAAGCATATTGTCATAAATTTTCCTTTGTTCTTCACCTAATTCAAATTGCCTTCTAATAAATACTTTTTCGGGCAAATCAACGCAATCTTCTTTTTTTAAAAATTTACTTTGTGCTCCTAGCCTACTAAAAAACCTTTCTTTGTCTTCATCTGTTTGATACCATCTATGAGGGTTTTTCATGTCTTGATGAAAATATCTTGCTAAAAATCCATAATAATTGTTACCAAAAATTTCAGGATTAACAAATTTCATTTGTGCAAATATTTCACTATTGTGGTTCGGCGTAGGACATCCACTCAAAACAAATCTATGAGGAATATATTCTGCTAATTTTAATAATGTTTGACTTATTTGGCTTGTATGATTTTTCATTTTACTACTTTCGTCAACAATTATGCAATCGAACTTTTTCTTTAATATTTCATTATATATTATTTTTAATCCTTCATAATTGATTGCATATATATCTGCATCTTGTTTTAATGCCTCAATTCTTTTCTTTTTATCTGTATTCCATAAAGATATTATTTTTTTATTAGGATAAAATTTATTACAATCTTCAATCCATGCACTTTCAATTATAGATAAAGGACATACTACTAATGTTTTATTATAGTGGTCTGATATTTCAATTCCCATTAGAGTTTTACCTGTGCCTGTATCAGAGAATATACCATAGCAATTTTCATTTAAAGCATTATTAACCATTTCTTTTTGATATTTTCTAAGGTGTGAAGATAAATCGAATTGCTTATATTGCTTTTTTATTGGTTTATAATCAGATTCAATTAAACCTAATTCTTGAAGTTTAGGAAGAGAGGATTCTGGAAAATACCAAAATCCATCCTTAAACTTCCTACCTTCAATAGCCCTTATATATGTTATTTTTTCTCTTGGTATGAATAGTTTAATCATTAAAACTAACCTGCTTTATTTTTGTAATTTCAGACTTCTTCATACCCAATGCTTGTAACTGTAATTCCATTTGCTTAATCTCTGCTCGTAAATCCTTCTTTTTGTTGTTTAATTCCTTTTTTTCTTCTGCTTTTTGTGCCTTTTCGTTTTTAATTTCTTCGGCTTTTGCTTTTTCATTTAAAAATCTCTCTGTCATTTTTTCAGTGGTATCTTTTAATTCAAAATCATCATCTGATAACTTACTAAATCTCTTTTCTATTGCAAGATTATAAAAATCTTCTCTTAATTCAATTCCTATTGCATTTCTATTGTTTTGTAGTGCAACATAATTTACAGTTCCACCACCTGCAAATGGGTCTAAAACAACATCATTAGGATATGTCCATAACTTTATACATCTTCTTACTAATTCTTCAGCAAAAGGTGTTGTATGACCTATACCTGAATTAGAAATATTCCATACTCCGTCTGCCCATTCTGCCCAATCATTAAGCGTAATATCGCTTCCTACTGCCTTTTCTGTTTCCCCTGCTTTTCTATATACATATACATAACCCCAATTTGCAGCCAACTGTGTATCTTTGTTTTTTAAATTTCTAAACCATAAAGCTCCGTCTGCAAGCATTGCTCTCTGTGCAGTATATTTTCTCCATATAGCTTCAGTCCATAATGAAAATCCTTTTTCTAAAAATATATCATTAATTCCGCCAACAATATTTTCCTTTCCTCTCTTACCATCTCTACCTAAAGTATAATTATAATCCTCGAACTGAATTATAAATTTCCCACCTGGCTTTAATACTCTATAACATTCTTCAACTACTAAGCCTAAAAGATAATAATATTCTTCATAACTTTCGCAATTTGATAAATCGGCAGGGTCGTTTGAATATACCCTTAAATTATGATATGGCGGTGATGTAATTACACAATCCACGCTTTCATTTGCTAACTTTGGTAATTCCTTTAAACAATCTCCATGAATCCACTTATTAATTAATTTTGCCATTAATAAATTCCTCCTTAAATTATGTATATTTATTATATTTTTATTAATTTAACATTTTCTTTATATCGAAATTCTTCCTGTACTTACTTTTATCCAACGTATAATGCTTATCCTTTACTTCATTATCATAAACCGTCACAACTTCCATATTATCAATATCCAGTACACAACACACGTTAATTCCGTTCTCATTTGTATTTCCCAGTATTCTATTATTACCTTTATAATGATATTCAACTATACTACCATTTTGGATGGCTCTGTTAATTTTTGATTGTTCCACTTGACTATTCCCCCATTTCCTTATATATTTGAATTGATGATATTTTTATTTGGACCTTTTTATAAGGTCTTTTTTTGTTGTGTGTGATATGCACTCCCATTAGGTTCAATGCTTTATTGACTGTGCAATCTTCTTTCATTATTGCTACTGCTAATGCCATCCAGTTCTCTTTCAATTATTAATCCTCCTCTTCTTTTACAATTTGTGCATATTTTCCGTCCGTAATTACAAGAGCTACACCAACTTCATGTATTGATTCAGCGCTTTCCAATGTTAACCAATCAGCAACTTCATATTTTTTGCTCATATGTTTTTCACCTCCTTCCAGCCTTTTTTCTTAGCAAGTGCATCCAGATCCTCCTGTGTTTGTTGTTCGGTGTTTCTCCATTCCACCGAACTGCATCCATGTTCACCCATAATTTCAGCAGCAGGTTTCACCCTGCTTAATTAGCTTTTAGAGACTCTCTTATTTTTTGATACTTTTCCTTTTCTATCTCCAAAAAGAAATTTGTAACATTAGGAATTGTTTTTTCAAAGCAACCTTCATTGCCCCAATCTTCAATGTCAATAACGTCTTCTTTGACGTTATAGGTAATGTAATAAAACTGGGATGTTATTCCTCTTTCTCCCCATCCCATACTAATTATAGACCCCTTTAAGGGATTTAATCCATTCTCATCAAATAGATTTTGAATTTTTATACTTTCCTTAAAGGTATGATTGCAACAATACTGTCCTATTTCATCTACCATGTTTATAATAGATGTTAAAGTTTCAGACATTATGCAAAGATTATCTATAATTTTTATGTCTTGGTAATCCTCTTGAATTAATTTTCTACATTCTTCACAGTTTTTAAATAATTTCATAAAAAACCTCCAACTTCCACGACTTGCCGCCAAGGGTCAAGCTGTTACGTGGATTTTTTGTAAAAGATTATTTTTTTTATAACCTCGTTAAAATGCTATAGCTTTTTATCTGTTATAGCACTTTAAGCAGGTTATAGCCCTGCTTTTGATTGCGGTTAATCTCTGTAAAATGCTTGTGCCATGGCAAGCACTTGAAAAAATTCAGCGGGATTATTTTGGAGACTGTATTCCCCCTCTCCGACATCCCATAGGGACGTCTTGCAATCATATCCCAGTTTTTGTGCCTTCCTTATAATTGCGGGCACAACCGCAAATTCTCTGCGGGTATTGATTGGGTAGTACCAACCATCCCAGTTGGATCCTTTCATTCCAAACTCTTCATCCCAAAGGCGAAATATAGCGAAATATTCCTCCTTTGTAAACTCTTCTGGTGGGCAAACGTGTAAAAAAAATCGTGCATTGCAGTTTGCTCCTCCTCTAATATTACCATAATTTTTAACTTCTAAATTTTCTTTCATTTTTATCTCCTTTATAGCGACCTACCACCATGGGTTAGGCTGTTATGCTATTTTCGAGTCCTCCATTTTTGCCTTTAAGGATAAGACATAACCATTAAATTTTTATTGAGCTTTGCAGCTCTCTTATAAGAATCACTCCCAAGCATCTGCAATTTTTCCGCATAGAACATCTAAATTTGTAATTTTGTTTTCTCTCCAGTACCACCAAT